GGCAATCCGATTGCTGCTGCATCTTCGTCTATCGGAGAACTTATGCAGGACATCCCCGCAATTCCTGGGGTTGCCCTGTGGAAGTCTCGCCTCCGCGCTGCGGAGACAGTAGCCGCTAGTGGCGATGAGTTTCTCAACGGCATTTTCGGCATACTTCCGACTGTCAGCGACATGCAAACCTTCATTGAAGGAGTGCATAAAGTTGACAAGCTAGTTGACCAGTTCGAACGTGATTCTGGTCGCGTAGTTAGACGTAAGTTCAGCTTTCCCAAGGAAAGGACAATTGAGGAGACTGTGCTTACAGGTGTTTATTCCCCTCTGGGAAATTCCCAGAGTGGTTCAAACAACCTGTATCCCACAGCTGCTCGTTGTCTTCCAACGTATGAGACCATACGTACGCGTGTCGTTGAACGAGAGATCTGGTTCAGCGGAGCTTTCACCTACTACCTTCCTAGCTGGTACGAGACCGGCGACAGAAGGAGTAGGATGAGACTCACAGCTCAGCTCCTTGGAGCTAAGCCGGACATTGGTACTCTATGGCAACTCACACCTTGGAGCTGGGCTATAGATTGGGTCGTTAGCGGGAATTCTTATGTAAAGAATCTCGCTTCCGCTCTCAACTATAGCACGGTTATGCGCTATGGGTACGTCATGGAGAAAACAACCGTGACGGATACCTATAGTGCAGGGAAGGTTGTGGTCCAACCGGACCCCACCTTGGTGACGGCGTTTCCGCCGCCATATCCCCGCCCGTCTCCAGTTCAACTTCGTGTAACAACGAAGAAACGGATTCAGGCTAACCCCTTCGGGTTTGGCGTCAGTTGGGACGGACTCTCGACCGTCCAACGCGCCATTGTCGCAGCTCTTGGCATTACCAGAGTTGTGAGGTAGGTTCACTGCCCATCAACGCAAAAGGAGTACGTCAATGTTCACCGATCCAGTTACCCTCACACCGGGAGCATCGTTCGATGCTGGCGTGGTGACTCTGCCCCGTGTTTCTCAACAGGGCACCGTCTCCGTGTACCAGAAAGGACCGCTCTCGGTCAATGCAGGGTCTCTGCTGCGTGTTACCGCCTCCCATCAGTACGGAAAGCGGACGCGTAGAGTCCTTCGCTGTGATTACAGCGACAATGCAGCAAGCACGTTGATCACTGGAACGACGTCGCCTCGTAGTATGTCTTGCTACGTGGTCTTCGACATTCCTCAGATCCCCGTGTTTTCTGCAGCGGATCAGCTGGCGCTATTCAACGGCCTTAAGGGCACGTGGAGTGCGTCAACCGACGCCGTGATGACGAAGTTGCTTGGTGGCGAAAGCTAACCAAGCCCTTCCATCTTCCTCGACGTCGTGATCAGGAGTGCACATTGGCTTAGGATGTTTCCCTCTATTAGGAGGTAACATGAAAAGCCTAATTGTACTCTGGAATGACATCGCTGATGACAATGCGATGTGGTGTTGCACTAGCGCCCACCGAGACAAGAAAACTGTCTCTGATCGATCGAAATATGAAGGGCTATCGTTTCTCACGATAACTCTCCCAACCTTTGCAAAAGACTTTGAACTTTGTCTCGAGCAAGGTTGTGTGGACGACTCTGTTTTTCACTCTTTTGCGAAAAACAGGAGTCTCCCTGCCTTTTTGCAGGGTTTCTCTCGTCTCGTTTTCGATCGTAACACTGGCGTCCTACTGGACAATCCCAGCATTGATGCGATTCGCGCTATTCGACAGCTGACGCTTGTCTTTAGCAAGATTCTCATCGATTGTGAGCCTTCTCGTATTGAGAAGGCTTTTTCTGAGTTTGTTCAGTGTGAGCAGGAAGTCAAGCAAAGGATTGGTTCAATGAAGGTTTACAACTTCAATAGAATCTCAACTTTGCTATTTGGTTCGGCTTTCTCGTCAATATAAAAACGTCTCTATGACGGCGAAATCCGACCAAAACATGGCCCTGGAGCTACGGCTGATCGCCTAGTTGGCAATCAAAAGTTTCTCCAGACTACGTGGCCGTGCCGCCTTGAACCATTCTTTCCTTACGGAGAGATGGTTCTCCCCAACTGGTCCTATTGGGAACAGTTGGAAAAGGTTGACTTCCTCGAACCTGAAGCGGAGATACCCGTTCGGGTAATATCCGTTCCTAAAACGATGAAAACACCACGAATCATCGCGATTGAGCCTACTGCTATGCAATATGCACAGCAAGCGGTTCTTCGGCTGTTTCGTGAAGCTATCAAAGGATCTACTCTTGATAGCTTTATCGGTCTTGATGACCAAACGCCTAACCAGCGCATGGCTCTTCAAGGATCAAGTAAACTTGATCTTGCAACGCTTGATCTAAGCGAAGCATCCGATAGAGTTTCTCATGAGGTAGTTCTTCAACTGCTATCCAAACACCCCTATCTTTCGGGAGCTGTTATGGCCTGCAGAAGTAGAACTGCTCTCCTACCTAGAGGTGATGTTATATCACTCTCTAAGTTTGCGTCTATGGGTTCAGCCCTGTGTTTCCCGATTGAAGCTTCTGTCTTTTTGACAGCCGTTTTCGTTGGGATAGAGCAGGACTTAGGACGTTTTGTGACCCAACATGACATTAAATCGTATGTTGGGAGGGTGCGTATCTTTGGGGACGATATCATTGTTCCCAAAGAACATGTGCATTCCGTGATTGCTGCCCTTGAATATTTTGGTCTCAAGGTCAACACGCGCAAGTCCTTCTGGAAAGGTAAATTCAGAGAGTCTTGCGGGAAGGAATATTATGACGGTAAGGACGTTTCAATTGTCCGTTGCCGTCGTCCTATTCCCTCATCACGGAGGGACGTCCAGGGCATCATTTCAACTGTCTCTCTCAGAAACCAGCTCTTTCAAGCTGGCTATGAGAAACCGGTTGATCTCCTTGACCGTCGAGTGCTCAAACTTCTCAAGCACTTTCCGGTTGTTGGTAGTAGAAGCCCTGTACTTGGCAGGCTCACTTGGGATCCTATTAACATGGATTCTCAAATGACTAACTCCATCTCTAAGGTTAAGGGATGGATAATCCGACCAGTTATCCCAGACAATGAGATAGCTGATTGGCCTGCCTTGCGCAAGTGTTTGTCTTCTCTAGATGAGAGGATTTCTGGTGAAATAGCCACCTCATCAGATCACTTGCGTCGTTCCGGGCGTCCCCGAGTCGTCGACATCAAACTCGGGTGGGGCCCCTTAGGATCATAGGTTGATTCCTATGCTTTAACTAAGGGAATACGCGCTTCTAAGCGTGTATTGGGGAGATTACCAAG